CCAGAAGCTAAGAGACTTGCTGCTGCTCAAGCTGAGAATGCTAAAGTAATGGCTGGTATTGCTGCTGAACGCACTGGAGTTGCTGATCAATATGGTGGTGACTTTAAAACTGCTGATGAAAAAGCTGCAATTAAAAATCTATCTGATTACAAAAAGAAAATTTCACAAGCTGATGCTGAGTATGAAAAACAAATTGCTGCAGCAACTGAAGAGACTACTTATTCTGAATGGTTAATGTACAAAAAACAAGCTGATGCTAAAAAAGCTTTAGCTGACGATGTTTATAAAAGAGAAGAATATTTACTAAGCGATGGTTACAAGCGTCAACAAGCTTATGCTAATGCTTTTGAAAATGTATTCAAAGGTATGGCAGATGCTATTGCTGACTTTGCCTTAACTGGTAAAACATCATTTGGTGATCTAACGAAATCAATTATAGCTGACTTAATCAGGATGGAAATGCAGATGCAAATGTCTAGCATCTACAAAGGTCTTGGTGGTTTCGGTGGTATCATGAACATGATTACTGGTGGTGGTGGTTTCATGAACGATGCAGGTGGAATGGAACTTGCTGGATCATTGGGTTTCGCTAAAGGTGGTGCTTTCACAAATAGTATCGTAGATAGCCCTACAATGTTCAAATTCGCTAAAGGTACAGGTCTAATGGGTGAAGCTGGACCTGAAGCTATCATGCCTCTACGCAGGGGTGCTGATGGTTCTCTAGGTGTTGTAGCTGCTGGTGCTTCTTCAAATGTACAGGTTGTAGTTAACAACAATAGCAATGCTACTGCAACTACTCAAGAAACTGTAGATAGTCGTGGTAATCGTAGAATTGAAGTTACCATTGGTGACATGGTTGCTGCTGAAGTTAATAGAAAAGGTAGTGCTGTAAATACGGCAGTTAACTCTTCTCGTAATCAACTCGTAAGGAGATAATCATGGCAGTATCATATATCTGGCCCATATCATTACCGCAGAAACCTAATACAAATTATTCAGAATCTGGAGGTGTTTTAGTTGTTAGATCACCTATGGATTCTGGACCTGCAAAACAACGCAAAAGAGGAAACAGACCTCAGACTTTAAGTTTAAATTTTGATATGACGGATGCACAAGTTGTTACTCTGGAAACATTTGTTAAGAGTACAATCAATGGTGTAGCTAGATTTGGTTTTACTCATCCTAGAACAAATACTTCCGTTGAAGTTAGACTAATACCTTCTGGTGATGGTCAACTTTATGATATCAAATATTTATCTCCCGGTTACTGGTCTGTTTCATTAAGTATGGAGGTATTACCTTGAGTCGTGCATTAAGTACAAATGCTCTTAAAGCTGTATTATCACCGAATAGTGATTCTACACTAATTATCTTATTGACATTGACTGGTGGGGGTATTACTACTCCTATCAGGCTTTGCGATAACTACACACAGAGAATCAGCGAAACTGCTGATGATCAAACCTATGGGGTTATCAGCCGAGGTAATACATATACGTTTTTACCAATGCAAATTAACTTACCAAATGAAGAGAGTGGTTCTTTACCTAGAGCAAACATCACAATATATGATGTTACAAGACATGTGATGCCTCAACTTAGGCAACTAACAGGACCACCTTCAGTTTTAATAGAGTTAGTATTGAGTACATCCGTTAATACATTAGAAGCTGATTTCGCAGGTCTAAAATTAGCAGGTGTAACTTACACTAAAGATTCAATCACTGGTCAACTTGTTGTTGATGGATTAGACACAGAACCTTTTCCATCGCATTCATTTTTACCAAGTTCTTTTCCGGGATTATTTTAATGAAAAAAATGTGGAATGATTATGTAGGTATTCCCTACAAATTACACGGCAGAGATGAAGACGGTTTAGACTGTTGGGGATTGGTGCGCCTAATTTACAAAGAGCAAAAAGATATTGATCTTCCTAGTTTTTCTGAAGAATATTTAAACTCAGATGATGTTCGTCATAATGAAGAGGTTATTGCACGAAATAAAGAAGGTTGGTCTTTATCCAATGATTACACTGTAGGTGATGTAGCTTTATTTAGAATCAATGGTTCAGAGTCACACGTAGGCGTTATCATTGATGACAATAAATTCATTCATGCCCGAGAAGGTAACAGTGTAACAATTGAAAAACTTGATTCTGCTCAATGGCGCAGAAGACTTGTAGGTGTCTATAAGTACACAAGTAAAGTAGAGTCATACGTTCATGCTGTTGTAAATCCACTAAAAACATTAAGACTTGATCTTGTTGTACATCCCGGTCAAAGCTTACAAGATATTGTAGATGGTCTACAAACAAGACAAAAACTTGATCCAAAAATATTCGTTAATCATGTTCTATTCTTAGATGGTTATCCTGTATCCAAAACACAATGGGCAACTACTATTCTAAAAGAAGGTCAGCACGTAGACTATCGTGTTGTACCAACAGGTAGTGGTGTTGGTAGACTATTAGCTACACTAGCTATTATGGTTGTAGCATGGTATGTTGCTCCATATTTGGCAGGGGCTGGTTCTTTTGGTTCAGCTGGTTGGGCTGGTGTTGCTGCGTCAGGTGCTGGTTCAACTATGGCCTTAACAGCTTCTATTGCTATGGCTGGTGTAAATATAGTTGGTGGTTTACTAGTCAATGCACTATTTCCAATTAGGCCACCAGAGCAAGGTGGTGGTAATGCTAGTGCTTTCAAGAACACCAACTTAATTCAAGGTGGATCAAACAGAGAAAATCAATACGGTTCAATCCCTGTTGTACTAGGAAGATTACGTTATACCCCTCCAGTTGGCGCTAAAACTTTCGTTGAGAACGATGGTGATACCAGTTATTTAAGAATGCTTGCTATTTGGGGATATGGTCCTTTACAAGTTACTGATGTAAAATTAGGCAATGTTCCTTTATCTTCATATGATGAAATTGAACATCAAACGCTATATGGTACTGCTGAAGACACTTCTGCCAATATTAATAAGTTCAATGCTATCTATGGTCAAGATGTAACTCAGCAAAATCCTAACTTAGAGCTTGAGTGCAAACGTCAGTACCTTACAGAAGTTATTGTTACTGGTGGTAATACTTTTCAAGTTACCGTAGATCAACGAGGTAAAGATAAAGTACATGATTTACAAGTTGGTGATCCCATTCAGACTCTTAGTTTTTGGAATGGTGCAACTGTTTTAATAAATGTTATTGATCCTCTCGATGGTGGTACATACACTCAAGAAGTTAATGAAATTATTGATATTAAAGATTTAATAGTAACTCAAATTATTAGTGAAACAGTTTTTAAATGCCAAGTGTCTACTGGTAGTTATACAAACGGTACATATCCACAAAGTTCGTATAATCCATTTGGTTCAGGTGACACAGCATATTTCACAGGTGGTAACCCTTGGAGTGAATTTACTATTGGTCAAGAAGTTGATCGCATTGGTGTAACTTTAAATTTCCCACAAGGTTTATATGGTCTAACCAGTGGAGGTGATGACGCACAAAGAGAAGTAAGTGTTTCTATTCAATTACGACCCGTGGGTGAGACAACTTGGAATGAAGCATTTGAAACAGTATATAATGATAGCTTTACATTATCTTCTGCTTATTATAATATTGACAATGATGCAGAATTAGAATCCGTCTATCAGTGGCATTATGTTAATGTTACTTCAGAAGGTAAATTAGTACTGCGTTCTGGTTCCATAACTAATAATAAAAATGCAAATCCAAGTGGAACTTTATTAACTAGATTACAACAGGCTTCTGGTGTAGGTTTTAATTCTACTTTTGAATACTTACCTGCTGTATTATCTCAAGAAGAAACAATCTATAAAGTTTGTGTTTATGGTAATGTAATTACAGATGTAGTGGATACTCGTTCTGGTGTTATTTCTTCAGGTTGTGCAAGTAATATTGCTGCGGGTACTGGTTTATCTGCTGCAAGATTTTTCAGTGTAGCCAGTGGTGTTATTATTAGAATTTCTGAAAACGATCCTACTTTTGATCTTACAAAGAGTACTTTTTTCTTGAAAGATATTATTAAGTACGGTTATTCTAAAACTATATCTTTTAATGTATCACGAGCAAATTATGAAGTTAGAGTAAAACGAACAAATTCCAATACTTACATCACGGATACAACATCAGATACCTGCATATTATCTTCTATTACAGGTTACACAAATACTAGACCTATTGTTTTACCTAAAGATAGTTACAATAGTCCAATTAAATTAGCACGTTCTGCTTTGAAGATTCGTTCAACTGGTCAAATCAACGGTTTAGTTGAAGGTGTTACTGCTACTGTACAGACTCTTGGTGAAGATTTCCAAGGTGGAGTATGGGTTGCAAATCAACCTATTAGAAACCCTGCAGCTTTGTTTAGGCACGTTCTAAAGCATCAAGGTAACGCAAAAGCTTCTTCAGTACTAATTGACGATGCAGCAATTAATGCTTGGTATACATATTGTAAGACTAATGCTTTTAACTTTGACAAGATTATTTTAGAACCAAATTCTTTACTTGAAGTATTAAAGGACATTGCTGCTGCTGGTAGAGCTTCACCTACAATGGTTGATGGTAAATGGTCTGTTGTTGTTGATGTACCAAAAGAAACAATCGCACAGCATTTTACACCGCACAATTCTTGGGGTTTTGAAGGTACAAGATCGTTCCCTCAACTTCCACATGCATTCAGAGTAAACTTTAACAATTCTGAAAAGGGTTGGCAAGCTGATGAAATGATTGTATATAATGATGGTTATACTTCCGCTAATTCTACATTGTTTGAAACAATTGAATTACCCGGAGTTACTGAACCAAAGAATATCTACAAACATGCTAGATTCCATCTTGCTCAATTAAAGTTAAGACCAGAAATCTATACACTGAACGTAGATATTGAGCACGTTATTTGTACTCGTGGTGATAGAGTAAAGGTAGTGCATGATGTTCCAACTTGGGGTGTTGGTTCTGGTAGAATAACTTCTGTCATTGCTTACACTGGTACTGTTGGTACAAGGCTTGTATTAGATGAAGCTTTACCAATGGTTGCTGGTACTATTTACGCTGTAAGGATTAGAACTCAATCAAATTCTAGTTTTGTTAAAACAGTAAGACCTGTTGGTTTAAGCGAATATTATGAGGAATTAGAATTAGTAAATTATTCTGGTGGTGTTTTTACTGCTTATGATGCAACTTCCGATAATTTAAATCCTGATGATTTATTATTATTTGGTGAATATAATCAAGAATCAGTTGATCTAATTGTTCAGTCAATTGAACCATCTGATAATATGTCTGCTAGATTAACGCTAGTTGATTATTCTCCAGCTATCTATAATTCAGATTCAGAAGTTATCCCTGCATTTAATAGTCAAATAACAAAACCCGCTGGTTCATTAGAAAGTGTAATTACTTATATTCCTACAATAGAATCAACTAAGATTGTTAGTGATGATAAAGTAATGGAAAAAGTTGGACCTAGTAGTTTTATCTATAAGATGCTAGTACCAATTACACCTTTAAATACTACAAATGCTTCTTTACAAAAGATTAAATATCTACAAGGTGAAATTAAACTTAGTACTGGTAAAGTTTGGCAGAATGCTATTAACACCAAAATAGAAGATAAAGGTATATTATTTACTTCTGTTGTAGAAGGTGCTTCTTATGATATCAGAGTCAGATATATTTCTGATGATGGTAAAGTTGGTGCATGGTCCCCTATTGTAACGCATACTGTATTAGGTAAGACTGTACCACCTGCAAATATTACAGGTTTGACAATCACTGCAGATAGTTTAACAGGTAAATTAATCCTAAAGTGGGATGATAATACTGAAATTGATCTTAAGGGTTATGAAGTTAGAACTGAAGATGCAAATTGGGGAGTTAATAACTCTGCTTTAGTATTCTCAGGCGCAACTAATACTTGTACTACTAATCCCGCTGCCCTAAATGTAGTTAGAACATTTTATGTAAGAGCCTTGGATTTTGGTAAAAAATACAGTGTTGCTTCTGTTTCAGCAAGTTATACTGTAACTGCTCCAGCAACTTACACTGGTACAATTACATCATCATATGCAGATACATCAACAACTGACTCTACTGTTACATTAAATTGGACAGCAGCGCCAGCAGGTGTATTCGCAATTAATAAGTATGAAGTTACTATTGTTAAACCTAGTGCTACCGTTGTGCAAGAAATCTCAGGATTAACTTGGACTACTTTAGCCAATTGGGTAGGTAATGCTACTGTTACAATTAAATCAATTGATATTCTTGGTAATAAATCCGTTGCTGCATCTACTGGTGTAGTAATTGCTAAATCAAGACCAACTGCTCCAGCTTCTGTTACCTTTACGATATCTGACTCACAAGTTTATGCTGATTGGGCAGATGTTGCTAAGACAACTCTTCCTGTTGCTGGTTATGAAATCAGAAAGAATAACACAGGTTGGGGTACAAATGACACTAACTTTGTATGGAGAGGTTCTGTATCCAATGCTACTTTAAAGGGTTTAATCGCTGGTGCAAATAACTGGTACATCAATACTTTTGATACTGATAATGTTTATGCATCTTCTGGTACACTGATTACTTATACTGTACAAAGACCTGCGATTGCAACAAGTTTAACTGCTACATTTAGTGATACTTCAACAACCAGTGCTGTTGTAAAATTTGATTGGATAGCTCCTGCAGTTACAACTTTTGGAATTAAAAAGTACATTGCTACATTAACTAAACCCGCTGGTGGTACTGTAACAGCATCTTTGGATTCAACTACTTGGACAATTGCTGCTGATTGGACAGGTACTGCAACTTTAGCAATAACCACTGTTGACATGCTGGACTTTTCTTCAGCTACCAATGCAACTTTAAACGTAGTAAAATCAGCACCTAATGACGTAGGGACTGTTACTTTTACACCTTCAGTTAATGAAATGGTTGTTAAGTGGACACCAATTGCTAAAACAACTCTTCCAATTGCTGGTTATGAAATTAGAGCTAATGACACAGGTTGGGGTACTTCAACAGGTTTAACTTGGAGAGGTGCAACAAATACTACATCAATTGGTTCTCTCAGCACTGGTTCAAATGTTTTCTATATTAAAGCTTTTGATACAGAAGGTGTTTATAGTACATTGGCTACTTCTTTTGATCTAGTAGTTAATGCACCATTGGCTTCCGATTCTCTGGTCACAACTTATGCTAACACTTCTACAAGTGGTACAACAGTTACTTTTAAGTGGACAGGAAACAAAGGTACTTTTGATATTTCGTCTTATAATATTACTCTCACTAAACCCGGAAGTATTGTAATAACCGCTAATGTCTCAGCTAACACCTTTACAACCGCTGCTGATTGGTTAGGTGATGCTACATTAGATATTGTCGCTGTAGATACCTCTAACAACGCAGGTGCTAACTTCAGTTCTACCATAGGTAAAACTCGACCTGTTGCACCGACTACTGTTACAACAACTGCTTCACCAACTGGTTTAACAATTGCTTGGAACGAAGGTGTTAAAGGTAGTTTACCAATTGCTGGTTATGAACTAAGAGCAACTGGTAGTTCTCCCGGAGGTACTGATTACATTTGGAAAGGTACAGCTTCATCTGTTACTGTTTCAAATCTAGTTCTAGGTGCTAACACTTGGGACTTATGGGCATTTGATACTGACTTGCGTTATTCACTTGTTGCTCGTCCAGTTAGTTATACTACTGTAAGACCAAGTAATCCGCAGACTTTATCTGGAGCGTTTAATACTTCATTGACCAACTCCTTAGCTGAATTCAAATGGGTTAAGCCATCAACCAGTGTATTTGGTATTGAAAGATACGAAGTTTCATTAACTACAACTGATCCTGTTAGAACAATTAATAGTACTAGACTCACTACTGATTGGGCTGTACCTGCTGATTGGTTAGGTAATGCTACTTTGTCTGTAACTGCTTACGATAACCTTGGTTTTGCTTCACTTGCACAAACTTTTGTATTAGCTAAAGTTGTTCCAAATCAACCCGGAGCATTTTTAACTCCCGGTATTAAAGGTACTGCGTTATCTTTGGATTGGCCTGACAATATTAAAA